ATCCGGGGTGTTGCCGACCGATGTAATCCAGTACGAGGGAGGCGAGGTTGTTACGCATCGTGCGTTGGGCCCCGGTCTGCTCCTGTTGCTGCTTCACCTGCTCAAGAAGCATCTCGTCAGCCATGCCAAGCATCTGAGCGATCTGTACTTGATCGGGCGTATCAGCCGTCTTCACCTCGCGGGAGGGGCTCTGCCAGTACAGGCTCGGGCCAATTACAGCAACCAGCTCGAATGCTTTGTTCAAGCTAACCATGAACTGTGGTTGACCGACCGATGGGTAGAACTCTTTACGAAAGGAGTCTTCCCACATCGTCTTAGCCGAGCTGCCGAGGAATTGTCGGCAGAGCTTGGCCATTACGTTGAACCGCTCTTTAGTTTTCTCTGCAGCACCGAACCGGGCGAACCACTGGTTGACCAGTGGACCCAGAACCCATCGCTGCAGTTGTTCCATGTCGAGCGGTTGCATCTTCAATCCTTAGTCGGTAACACGCCGAATGCTGTTCGTGGAAGCCAAGAGCCGTTCCTACGGTAGTTGTCATTGCTAAGACGATCGTCACCGACGAGGCATACGCCCCGGATCACAACCTGCTTGCCAGTGCCAACAACAGACAGGTACGACAGGTCGACCATGCTGTCGTCGCAAAACGCTAAGACAGTAGCGGGTGCTGGAACCCCGCTTAACTCGTTCTGGGCAAACCACCAGATAGTGTCTCCAAGCCACACTGTGTGCGGAGAGGAGTTTCGCTGCACTTCGTACTGTCGTACAAGTTCTGTTGTTTTCATACTACGGCCTGGGGGGGGTTATGGGATACCGAGAACAATCTTTCCTCTATGGTCGTCTTTGTCCCGGCGAAAACGGTCCTGTAGAAACTTCTGATCGGACTCCCACATGAGGAGACCGGGGTCCTTAGGAGCTTGGTTCGGAGGGGGTGCAAGGAACTTCGGGTTGAACCCGGCGTAGTACTCACAAGTGTCAAGCACGTCGTGAACCTGGCCCGAGGCTAACCTGTCCTGCACATCCTCCTTCGTAACGGCTTTCACCGTTGTCTCTAACTGTTTGACAAGTACTGGGCACATATGCAGCAGGACCCGGAACCGGGGCCGACCGCACGACGTTCGTACCTGCATTAGCGTACGTAACTTCAATGACCGGTTAACCCAGACGGTCTCACCCCTGAGAAACATATCACCCGTAAGTTGACAACGCAAGCCCGCCTTCCGGAACTCAGACTCGTAATTCTGGAAAACCGTATGGGCATGTCCCATCGGCGTCTGGTCCCCGGCCTTGGCGTCTCCGATGAATCTGGCGTACCACCGGAACGGATCGGCTGCTTTAGCTCGTCTGGCCATTTCCCCCGCATGTATTCGGGGAACCGCCATCTCCCGGAACACGATGTGGTACGGTTCCTCGTCATCCCAGAAGGACTCAGGGGGTATTGCCACCCAAAGAAGTGCTGGCCGGGCGGTACCTGGGTCAAGGATAATATCGACGCACCAGTCAGCCGGAGCGTTCCAGTTGAGCCGCCGCATCGCCTCTGTGACCTTATCGTTCAGCGGGCTACCATCGCCGTAGTCTACGCAGTGGAGCCTCTTGTTGAACTCGGGGTAGGCGAGGATGTTACCGACGACGAAGTCACCCATCGCACGAGCAGTGATCTGGTCCTCCGACCAACCCTCGATACGTTTACGCTTTTCATCCTCGTCGATGAAGGGATTCTTGAACGATGTGAACTTGAAGTTGGTTACATCGAGCTTCTTACGAGTACCAGCATTGAACTCCTCCCGCTGGTTCTCACACCGTCTGTATAGGTCAAGCAGTGCTGCCGTCGAGGCGTCTGGCCATGAGGTCCAAAAGATCCGGCCCTTGCGGTCAGACAGTCGAGACTGCCACTCCGCGTAGTGGCTACTGTTCTCGATTTCTTCGTCGATCCATACGATGTTTGTCGGGTCACCACGCTTCACCGCACCTGACGATGCGAACGCATAGACGGTAGAACCATCCTTCATCGTCAACGACTCGAACTGGAACGCCGCCTTATTCGACCACGACTCTTTCTCGATCATGCCGGGAGGTATGAGGGGTGGAGCAGGTTTACGTTCGTTGACAGGTATGACGTCGTCACCCGGTACGACCCCCGGTTGCCAGCATCTCCACAGCCCCGTAGTCTTGTCCCGTACAATGTCGAAAGCTCCCGGCTTGCAGAGCAGTCGGTAGATGGTTTGACCGATGTGGTTCAACTGAAGCCCGATGAGCCACACGTTGACCGGCCGGTCCATCCAACCGGGCTCTCGGGTGTGATGCGTCGACCCGTCCGAAAAGGTGATAGGTGTCTTCGTCAGATACGCCGCCATCATAACTGCGACGATTGTAGACTTACCTGATCGAGGAGCCCCCTGGACGAGGATCTCGGACGCGGTGCTGAGTACCACTTCTTCCTGGTACTTAGTAGGCCGGAAGATCGCCAAGGCGTTAATCTTCTGCTTGGCCAACTTAGCGGCAGCGGCAACCCCCTGCTGTAAATCCTGCCTCTCCCGCAGGGATGCTTTGACTCGGGCGATGATGTCGCTCATCCAATCACCTCAACCTTTGGTCCAGCTTCGATCTTATCGAGTGCCCGACCCGCCGCGGATACTACAGCCTCCGGGTCAATCTCAATGATCGCGTCGAGGAGTTTAGTCCTGAACTCCGGGTCGATCTCAAGCTGGAGCATAGCCGCTTGCGAAGCGATTGCCATGAGGTCGGCCTCGGATACGTCAGCCAGTGGGTCGCCGGTGTCGCCCGCTAACTTGTCGCGTGCCTGAAAGATGTTAACCAACATCTCCGTCAAGCCTTTGGCTACTTTCCAGTCTGTCTCGTGGAAGTGCCTCAACTCCTCGTCGAGGTGTTCTCCTTTAACCTTCCTCAAGTCCTCGACAATCATCTTGGCGAGGTTACCGGCACCACCGAGAGCTTCCTCTGCAGCCTCAGCCATGTCGAGCGTTAGCGGCCTCCCTGATCGCCGTACCTCGGCTAGAGCTTCCTTGAACCCACGGTGCGGGCTTAGCGTCTTGTTCGTGGCCAGTACGGCGATGGTGTTGGCTGTTTTTACTTCTTCTTCACAGGACATACAGAAACCTCTGGGGGAGAGTTGTTTAACCGGCATACCGCACATGCCCTTGCAGATCATGCGGCCAGGGAATACCTCGCTCACATTATGCCTCCGTAATTGTTCTGCCGGGCGGTGAAGTTGTGAAGGGCAGATGTTGCTGCCGGGGCGGCTAAACCAGGCAACTGTTGTAACGGCCGCATTGGATTCATCGTCGGGGTGAGTGGGGAGTCCGCGGCAGCAGGTACTCGCTTTCCCCTTTCCACCTGTTCAACCATCGTCGTCGGGTTGATCGGTACTCGCTCGCCGTCAATAGCTCGTATCCGCATCTGGTCCAACATGTCTCTATCCCAGATGGCGTAGTTGTACGTGTTACCTCCAGTAGACATGGCACGGTTTCTGGTCCCAGCAACACCCAGCTTAGAAACAGCCGCTGCATTGCCAATGGGTGCCGCGCTTGGGTCGCGCCTCAGTAGCACCCCCGCAATATCCTCCCCGGAAAGCTGCTCTGCGTTTTCGAGGAGGTTTCTAACTTGGTACGGCGACAAGCCGGTACGTCTAATCACCTCATCTACAAGCTCGTCTTCTGCCTTAAACGCCTGGCGGCTCTGTGCTTCGTTCCGCATACCCTGCGGGGTATCCCGAAAGTTGGAATCATAGCCGTATAGTCTTCTACCTTCCGTTTTCGCGTTTCCCCATTTTCTTCTTATATCTGCAAACTCGTCTATCGCCTCATTCAACCCGGGTACGCTGTCCAAAAGACCCGATTGAACGGGGCCGTACTGCAAAGAGTACGGCTCCTCCCAATTAACAAGTTTTTCGTGGAAGTCATGGGGAGCGTCAAGCTGGTACAACTTGGCTCTAGGGACCGTCACTGCGAGCGTATCATACGCGGCTTTAAGCTCGTCCGGAATTGGTTGCTTGTCCAGACCTAACCCACTCTCCAACATATCATTCAGTTTATCGTGCGCCAACGGAGAGCTGAGGTCAACACCCAACCAGTTGTTGTTGTCCAGTAATGACACGACGGTTTTAATGCTGTCTGGAGTCGGGTCGCCCCGGAGGGACGCCAACAACGGGCTTATAGCCCACGAGTCGGGTTTGAGAGCCTGTCTCCTTCTATTTACCTCCCGGTGAAGGTCTGCGAACGGATCGTTACGCTTCAGCTTTCTCTGAACAATTCTTTTGTACCGCTCACTCGTACTCTCTGCGTCGGCAAAGTACGCACCTGGCCCGTATACATTCGCCCCTTCACCCGCCTTCAACCGACTCAGGTCAAACATCCCGTATGGATGCTCCGGCGTAGCAGACGCGGACCAGTCATGTCCACCGTGGTAAACAGTCGGCCGTTCTGGTGTGTAACCAAGACGTTTCTGTGGAGCCTGCTGCGTTATCGGATTGACAAGCTCGTCTGCCTGACCAGCCAGCTTCGGATTCACAAGCTCGTCTGCCTGACCAGCCAGCTTCGGATTCACGTACCCGTACTTGCCAGCGTTGGCCGCGTTCTCTGCAGCTACTACCTTGTTCGTAGCCTTGGCAGCTTTACGGCCCTTCAGTGCCTTCATCACCCCGGCACCGCTGACGAGGTTCAACGGGTCAAGGAACATCTCTGCCCCGAACCCAAGAACGTCAGCCACCCCC